CTAGTCGTTGGAGAGCAAAATGCGGTCGTTGTCCAGGTTCTTCCCCGCGCCGGCACGGAAGCGCTCCAGCAGATCGTCCACGGTGAGGCCCTTACGCTCCTCTCCGCCGATGTCCAGCACCACCCGTCCGGCATCCATCATGAAGGTTCGGCTGCCCAGCTCCAGGGCGTTTTTCATGTTGTGGGTGATCATGAGGCAGGTAATGCGCTCCCCCTCCACGATTTCCCGGGTGAGGCGGAGCACCTTCTCCGCCGTGGCAGGGTCCAGTGCGGCGGTGTGCTCGTCCAGCAGGAGCAGCTTGGGGGGCACCATGGTGGCCATGAGCAATGTCAGGGCCTGCCGCTGACCGCCGGAGAGGAGGCCCACCGGCTGGCGCATCCGGTCCTCCAGGCCCATGTCCAGCCGGGCGAGCTGCTCCCGGAAGAACGCCTTGTCGGCCTTGGAGACCCGGCTGAAGAAGGCACGCTGGTGCTTGGCGGTGCGGAGATAGGCCAGGGCCAGGTTCTCCTCGATGGTCATGTGGGGGGCGGTGCCCCGCATGGGGTCCTGGAACAGACGGCCGATCTGGCGGCTGCGGCGGTAGGCGGGCAGATAGGTGATGTCCGCCCCGTCCAGGCGGATGGAGCCCTCGTCCACAAAGAAGTCCCCCGCCACGGCGTTGAAGAAGGTGGACTTGCCCGCGCCGTTGGAGCCCACGATGGTCACGAAGTCTCCCTCGGCCAGCGTCACGGACAAGCCGTCCAGGGCCTTCTTCTCGTTGACGGTGCCGGGGTTGAAGGTCTTGGAGACCTTGTTCAGTTCCAGCATTTACTTCTCCCCCTTTCGCCCGGCCAGGGCGCGGCGCTTTCTGGTCTGGAAAGCCCACCACTGCCGGATGGAGGGGGCCGCGATGGCCAGGGCCACCACCAAGGCGGTCACCAGCTTGAGGCAGTCCACTGGCACCACCTTGGTGTAAAGCACCAGAGCGTAAACGAGACGGTAGAGGATGCTGCCCGCCACTACCGCAATGGCTCCCCGGAACATGGCGCCCCGGCCCACGATGGTCTCACCGATAATCAGGCAGGCCAGGCCGATGACCACGATTCCGGTGCCGCTGTTGATGTCAGCTGTCTTCTGGGCCTGGCCCACTACTGCGCCGGACAGGCCGGTGAGGGCGTTGGCCACGCACAGGCCGATGGTGATGGTGAAATTGGGGTTGATGGAGGAGGAGCGCACCATGTCCCGGTTGTCGCCGGTGGCGCGGATGCTGAGGCCCAGCCGGGTGCCCAGGAAGGCCACCAGCAGCACACCCGCCAGCACGGTGATCCCCCCGGAGAGGAGGATGGGGTTCCAGTCGCCGCCGATGCCGGTGGCGCGGAAGAGGGTGAAGATGGTATCCTGCTTGAGCAGGGACTGGTTGGCCTTCCAGCCCATGGCCATGAGGTTTACGGTATACAGCCCCGTGTTGGTGACGATGCCCGCCAGGATGGAGGGCACTCCCAGCTTGGTCTGGAGGAAGGCGGTGACAAACCCGGCGCAGGCCCCGGCCAGCATGGCGGCGGGGATGGCCAGGAAGGGGTGTCCCGCGGCGGTGAGGGTCACCGACACGGCGCAGCCCAGGACGAAACAGCCGTCGGTGGTCAGGTCGGCGATGTCCAGCACCCGGTAGCTTAGGAACAGGGCCATGGCCACCAGAGCGTACTGGAAGCCCAGCTCCAGGGCGGTTTGGGCGACGTAGAGCACGGAAAAACGCTCCTTTCACAGGCCAGCGCCCCCGGCGGGAGCCGGGGGGCTGGCTTTGGTTTGATCTCAGTCCTCAGTGGTGGTGACGGTGGTGACCTGTCCCAGGCTTTCAAAGACGGCGGGGTCGATGGCCAGGGCGGCGGCGGTCTCGGAGTTGACGGTGATCAGGCCGCCCGCCACCTGGTAATAGTCCTCCAGGCCGTCCATGCCCCCGGTCATGGCCTGGTAGGCCAGATCGGCCGTTTCGGCACCCAGGTCGGTGTAGTTGACGCCGCAGGTGGCAAAGGCGCCGTTGCGCACGAAGGAGTCGGCCCCGGTGTAGTGGGGGATGCCGGCGGCGATGAAGTCCTCATAGATGGCCAGCTCGGCGGCCATGATGATGTTGTCGGTGGGGGTGAAGACGGCGTCCACTCCGTCGGCAATCAGGGAGCTGGCGGCGGCGATGACCTCGTCGTTGGTGTTAGCGGTGGCCTCGGTGTAGGCCACGCCCTTGGCGTCCAGATAAGCCTTGGCATCCGCGATGGGCACCTCGGAATTGGGCTCGGACAGGGAGTAGAGCAGGCCCACAGACCCAATGTCCGGATTCTGGGTAAACATCATGTCCAGAATCTGATTGGTGTCCAGGGCGTCGCTGGTGCCGGTGACGTAGTCCATGCCGGTGAGCTCCACGGTCTCCGGATAGGAGATGGCGGCGAAGATCACCGGGGTCTTGCTCTCCTCAGCGGAGACGGCGGCCACCTGGGCGGCGGTGGTGGCGATGGGGATAATGGCGTCCACACCGTCGGCAATGGCCTGGTCGGACAATTGGCGCAGGACAGTCTGATCCCCCTGGCCGGAGGTCACCTCATACTCGATCGTGATGCCGTTTTCCTCCGCGATGGCGTCCAGCCGGGCGGTAATCGCGTTGGCGATCTCGTCCAGGGAGGCGTGGTCCATCTGCTTGATCACGGCCACCTTATAGGTTTCACCGGCGGCAGGGGTGTTGGAGCTGCCGCCCGCCGGGGTGTGGGCGGTGCCGGAGGGGCCGCCGGAACAGGCCGTGAGGGACAGGGCCAGCGCGGCCGCGGCGGAGAGAGACAGGATTCGATTCAGCTTTTTCATGTTTGGTTCCTCCCAATCAAAAATTGGGGCGGCAGATGGTGCAGGATGTAAAAAAACGCTTCTGCCCCATTGCTGGGACAAAAGCGTTTCAACACTTCTGCGATACCACCCAAATTGACGTCAATGACGTCCACTCGCTTCACGCACCATCATGCGTGCCCGATGGATAACGGGTGGGATCCCGTCGGCATCTACTAGGTTGCCCGTTCAAGCCGCCCTCGGAAGGCCATTCGCCGGTCTCCTCTGATCCCGATTCCACCCTCCGGGACTCTCTTTGCATCGGAAACGCCGGGTACTTCTCTTCCTCACTGGTTTACCATGTGTGGTTGTTGTACCGTATTATACGCACCTGTTCCGGCTTTGTCAACTCTTTTTTTTGCGCAGGAAGGAGAAGCTGTCCATTATCATTAAACGCACAGAGACTCAACTGAGTCGGCTGTGCGTTTTTTCTTTACTACAACCCCATAGGACGGAGGTGAGACTGACGGGAAAGTACCGCTACCTGACCTTCGAGGACAGGAAGAAGATCGAGGCGTGGCATCTGCTCGGAGATCGGCCGGTCGACATCGCGGCCCGCCTGAGCGTCCACCACACCACGATCTACAAGGAGCTCCAGCGAGGCGCGACCGGCGCGCTGGACGCCAACCAGCGCGAAGGGTACAGCGCAGAGCTCGCCGAGAGGCGGCTGCGTGAGAGCTTCAAGCGCAGAGGTAAAAGAGCACCGGCCGCACAGTAGCCAAGAACACCCGGCAGCGCCGGGCCGAAGAAAGGAGAGCCCCATGAGAAGCAGACGGAACAACACGACCCTGACACGGAAGATTGATAAGTGGAACACCCACAAGGTGTGGCTCATTAAACGCTACGCCGACGGCCACTATGCCATCAATCAAGAAGTCGGCGGTCGTGTTTTTTATTCCAGCTACCAGAGAGCAACCAAGGCGCAGATCGACGCGATCTTCGCGCACTGTTAAGGAGGTGCAGCCATGAACGAGACCAACGGCATCAAGTACGCCGCCGCCCTCCTCTGCCGTGGATCCTTCCCGGCGACGCTGGAGGAGACCGACGAGCCCTGCATCGTGGAGGCCAGCATCTACCGGCTGAACGCCGTGGCCGTCACCGCCTTCCTGCTGGACGGGCCCGAGACGCTGCTGCGGCACATCGGGCTCGACGAGCGGGACACCTACACAACCAAGCACGAGATCGACGACCTCGTCACCGTCGTGCACATCACCAGAGAGGAGGCAACAGCATGGCAGCACTGAGAGACATCGCCCGGGACTTCGCCGCGGAGATCCGCGACGGCATCGGCTGGACAATCGTGTACCGCACCGGCCGCTCGTGGAACGCTCTGACGATCTGGAGCGACATCTGGAACGGCGAGTGGGAGACCGACGACCTCAACGACGCCATCGGGATCCTGAAGGCAGACCCGGACGCCGTCATCGTCAACGGCTACTACTGCGGCCACTTCGGCGAGGACATGACCATCGACGAGATCTCCGCTGGGATCCGCTGGCACTACGAAGGCGGCCGCAACCGCCTCGCGGACTATTGCGAAGTCACGCAAGGCCGGGACGCCCTCGAGGAGGGCCGCAAGGCTGCCGAAGCTGCCGGCCTCCCGTTCTGTGAGCGTCTGGCCGACGGAGGCGACGACGAGCTGAGCCCCTACGTCTACGACGGCAGCATGGCACTCGCTGATCGTGAGAAGATGCAGCAGGCCCGCGAAGCCTTCGAGAAGCTGGCCGACGCGCTGCGGGAAACCGCCGCCAAACTGGCCGAGGCCATGAAGCCGGTCATCAACGCCGTGCTCTCTGCCCTCAAAAAGCTCTGGAAGGTATCGGCCAAGGCCATCGGAGTGCCGCCGAAGTGGCTGCACCTCGCAGCTCACGCAAAGAAAGCCAGAACCCGGAAGAAGTACCGCAACCGCATCCGGCGCTATGTTTTCGAGGCTCTGGCTGCGGAAGGAGGTGGAGGCCCATGACAGCCAAGTGCGTCGGCTGCGGGCTCGACTGGAACGTCAGTATCTACCAGAAGATCCCCCGCACCGGCTACATCTGCCCGCACTGTGAGAGCCGGCTCCGCGCCGGCGAGACCCTGCCGAACATTCAGGCCAGCCAGAAGGCTCGGCCGCAGAGAACGAAAGGAGCAACCCCATGAAAAAGATCGCACTCAAGAACGCCGCCCGCGGCACGGTCTTCGACTATGCCGGCCAGAGCTGGATCCTGCTGGAGAATGACCCCGCCGGCCGGACGCTCTGCCTGAGCAAAGACATCACCGAGACCCGCGCCTTCGACGAGGGCAACTGCAACAACTTCGCCGTCGCCAGCAGCAACAAATACCTGAACGGCCCCTACCTCGACAATCTGGTCGACGCCTGCAACGGCGCCAACGCCTTCCTCGAGAGCGAGCTCGACCTGACCACCGACGACGGCCTGAAGGACTACGGCACCTGCACCGTCACCATCTTCCTGCTGACGGTCGACCAGTACCGGCGCAACCGCGACGTCATCCCCAACGCAGACGACTGGTGGTGGCTGTCCACCGCCTTCAGCACGAAGTCTAACGGCTACGAGTCGCTCGCCCGCAGCGTCTTCTCCGATGGCACGCTGAACTGGTGCTACGCCTGCCTCGGCTACTACGGCCTGCGCCCCGCTTGTTATCTGGACTCCGATCTCCTGATCTCCGTCGAGGACGACGAAGCCACCGACGACGTCACGCCGGAGCACGCCGGCGAGATCATCGCGGCGCTGGCCGAGCAGTTCGGCGGCACCTTCGCCACTGAGGATCAACTGACCACGGCCCTCTCGTTTATGCTCGGCACCCTGAGAGCCACCCGCGAGAAGGAGGCGACCCATGAATAAGCAGACCGGCCTCGAGTTTATGCGCACGGCATCAGCGGAGGAGATCGCCAAAGTCATCAGCGAGGGACACCCGCCCGTCGGATCCGTCCACTGTGACTGTACCCCTTGCGTGAGGTGCTGGCTGGAGTGGCTGCTCACCGGCACGGCCGCGCCTTGCGAATGTGGAAAGGAGGCCCGGCATGAGTAACCTCTCCACCCTGTTCGACCGCTACAAGGCCCTCGTCGTGTTTGACACCGAGACCAGCGGCCTCGACTTCGACAACGACCAGATCATCGAGCTCGCCGCCCTGCGCGTGGAGCGCACGGCTACCGGCGGCCTACGGATCGCCGGCAAGATGGACACCTTCATCAAGCTGCCCGAGGGCGAGACCCTCCCGGAGAACATCGTCAGCCTGACCGGCATCACCGACGAGCGGCTCCAGACCGAGGGCGTGCAGCCGGTCAAGGCAGCCGGCCAGATCGCCAAGCTCATGCAGAACGGCCCGACGCTGATGATCGCCCACAATGCACAGTTTGACGCCTGTTTTCTCCGTGGCCTACTCCGCGGCCAGAAGGTCGGCCGGATCGACTGGCTGGACAGCCTGACGGTCTACAAAGACCGCAGGGCCTACCCGCACAAGCTCGCCAACGCGATCATCGCCTACGACCTCACCGGCAAGGTGCAGAACAGCCATCGCGCCATCGACGACGTGCTGGCCCTGTTCGAGGTGCTGAAGGCGATGGACGACGAGCGCGAGGATCTCGGCAGCTACGTCAACCTGTTCGGCTACAACCCCAAGTACGGCGTCAGCGGCCGCCGGATCGTGGGCGTCAGATATGAGCCGCAGAGCTTCAGCAAGGGCCTGACTCGCCCGGAGCAGACGCTCCCGGCCCGCGTGGCGCGGAGGTGACAGCATGAGCCCGGAGATCACGATCACGAGCGAGGAGCTGCGCGAGCGCGTCGAGGATCACCTTGACCGCTGGATCCCTGACGACGTCTGGAACCGTGCCGAGCCCTACGCCCGCCACAAAAACGAAGTAAACCGGCAGCGGCATCCCGAGATCGACTACTACGACAACGACTACCTCGTGCTGCTGACCGCTGACACCGTCCGAGAGACCGAGTTCAGCGACCTCACTCACGCCCTCTGTGGTCTGACAGTCGCACGGGCTCAGTGAAAGGAGAAACCAATGGAAAACACAAAAGAAAGGGCCGCCCGTTGCGACCGGGCGACCCATGCGAGAAGATCCAGCAGCCTGCCAGCATACGGATCCCGCACCGCAAGTATAACACGTCGGCGCCGCCGTGCCAAGAGGAAAGCCCTGAGAGCTGCCACGCTGGCCGCTGCCGTCCTTCTGCTGGGCGGCATCTCCGTGGCGATCTTCACCACCCCGGCTGGCAGCAAGCAGGAGACCGACATCCTGCCGCCGACCAACACCGTCGGCGCATACATCCCGGACACCCCCGCCCCGGCCGCTGAGACCGTGGAGCCGACCGAGCCCACCGTGCGCTACCATCTGACCGACGCCGAGCGCGACGTCGTCGAGCGCGTGGTCATGGCCGAGGCCGGCGGGGAGTCCTTCGAGGGCCAGATGCTCGTCGCTCAGTGCATCCTCAACGCAGCCGAGAAGCGCGGCGTCGATCCCTCTGAGGCCGTCGTCCTTTACAGCTACACCAAGAGCCGGCCGGATCCCACACAGCGCGTCAAGGACGCCGTCGCGGCCGTGTTCGACCGAGGCGAGACCGTCGTGGACGAGCCGATCCTCTACTTCTACAACCCCGCCCTCGTGACCAGCGACTTCCACGAGAGCCAGATCTTCGTCATCGAGGAAGGCGGGCACCGTTTCTTTGCAGAAAGTCCAATGGTATGA